CCCGAACAGCCTGTCACAGCTCAAGCCGTGGCTCGACAGCCAGGGAATGCCGCTGACGAGCGTCACCAAGGACACGATCGCCGCGGCGCTGACGCTGAAGTACATTCCCGACAACGTCCGCAGGGTCCTCGAGATCCGGACGGCGCTGGGGAAGACCTCCGTCGCCAAGTACAACACGATGCTGGGCGCGGCCTGCGCTGACCACCGTCTCAGAGGGATCCTGCAGTTCTACGGGGCCAACCGCTCCGGGAGATGGGCGGGGAGGCTCGTGCAGACCCACAACCTGGCGAAGAACATGCTGCCGGATCTCGACCTTGCGCGGGAGCTCGCCGTCGAGGGAGACTTCGACACGATGCAGACCCTCTTCGGGGAGACGGCCTTCATCTTCTCGGAGCTGGTACGCACAGCGTTCATCCCGTCTGAGGGGTGCCGCTTCGTGGTCTCAGACTTCTCTGCGATCGAAGCCCGCGTGGTCGCATGGCTTGCCGGGGAGCAGTGGACGCTGGACGCGTTCATGGCCGGCAAGGACATATACTGCGAGACGGCGTCCATGATGTACCACGTCCCTGTCGTCAAGCACGGCGAGAACGGGGGGCTGAGGCAGAAGGGCAAGGTCGCTGTGCTGGCCTGCGGCTACCAGGGTGGCGTCGGAGCGATGCGCGCCATGGATAAGGGCGGAACTATCCCGGACGAGGAGCTGCAGTCAGTCGTTGACCAATGGCGCCAGGCGAACCCGAAGATCGTGAAGCTCTGGAAGATCTACGAGCGGGCGGCCAGGATCGCGATCGAGGACCGCAGGACGGTCCGGGTCGCGCAGGGCGTCGCCTTCAGCTATGAGAACGGGAACCTGTTCATCCGGCTGCCCGGAGGACGCCGGCTTTGCTATTTCAGCGCCAGGCTGAAGGATGGCCGCATCTGGTATATGGGCGTCAATCAGGAGACGAAGCAATGGGGCGAGGCGGAGACCTATGGCGGGAAGCTGGTGGAGAACGTGGTCCAGGCGACGGCCAGGGACTGCCTCGCGGAAGCGATGACCCGCGTCGCTGCTATGGGCTATCAGATCGTCATGCACGTCCATGACGAGATGATCGTAGACGTACCGATGGAAGACACGGACGCCCTGCAGCGTATCAACCAGGCAATGGGCACGCCGATCAGCTGGGCGCCCGGCCTGCCGCTCAGGGGCGACGGATATGAGTGTGACTTTTACAAGAAGGACTGAACCATGAAAGACTATTTACTTACTTACGAGGACGGCAGCACGCTGCTGCTGCATCCATCCTTTTTCCCGATCCGGGTGCCGGCGCTGCGGATGCTGCTCCGTGATGTCGATCAGATCGGACAGGCGGAGGCCTTCCGGGACTGGGCTCTGGAGTGCTTTGAAGGTCTCCCGGAGGTCTACAAGAAGGCAGCAGCCGCTCAGACTGCAGAGGCGAAGCGGCTGCTGAAGGAAGCCGCCGAAGCGGCAAAGGAAGCGACAGACCTCTTAAAGAGATACCGGAAGGAGAAGGACGCAGGGCTGCACGTGGACTACCTGAAGGCCGTGAAGCGCCGCGATGACAAACGGATGGAGGCGAGGAACTGCAGCCTCGAAGCGGCAAGAAGCACGCGGCAGGTCAAGAAGCTGGACGCAAACAGGGAAGAGGTGGAGACATGGCAAAGACTGCCGAAGCGGAGGTCGTAAGGCTCCCGGAAAAACCTAAGATTATAAACGACGGCGAGGTCATGATCAGCACCGGCGCGAGCCGCTTCGAGAAGCAATGGAAGAACAGGCGGATCAGCTGGTCCGCCCTTCTCGCGCGCTTAAGCCGCAGCCAGGCATCAGGAGAGACCCACGCAGAATACATGAAGCTCCCGAAGGACCAGCAGGACAAGCTGAAGGACATCGGCGGCTTTGTAGGCGGTTACTTAAAGCAGGGCCGCCGCCAGAACGGCAGCGTGGACTCCAGGCAGATCCTGACGCTCGACGTCGACTTCGCGCCGCTGGATCTCTGGGACCGTCTCATGGATCAGACGCTGGAGGGCCTTGACTGTGCGATGGCGGTCTACTCCACGCACAAGCACTCCGCAGCGAAGCCCAGGCTCCGGCTGCTCATGCCGCTGGAGCGCCCGGTGCCTCCGGAAGAGTACGAGGCGATCGCCCGAAAGGTGGCGGAGAAGGTCGGCATCGACTTTTTTGACGATTCGACCTACCAGGCTGCCCGCCTCATGTACTGGCCCAGCCACAGCGCGGACGTGGATCCCGTCTTCGAGTATTACGACGCGCCCTTCCTGGATCCTGCTGCCGTCCTCGGCCTTTACCATGACTGGGCGGACGTTTCTGAGTGGCCGATGAGCTCCCGGGAGCTGGAGATCCGGAAGAAGCTGGCGGACAAGCAGGGAGATCCTACGGAGAAGCGCGGGATCGTCGGTGCTTTCTGCCGTACGTACAGCGTCACGGAAGCGATCGAGAAGTTCCTGCCGGAAGTCTACACCCCGACAGCAAAAGCGGACCGCTGGACGTACGCGGCGGGCTCCACAGCGGGCGGCCTGGTCATCTATGACGGGGATCTGTTCGCATACTCGAACCACGGCACGGATCCTGCCGGCGGGCAGCTCTGCAACGCCTTCGACCTGGTCCGGATCCACAAATATGGCCACCTGGATGAAGGCAGCGAGGACAAGACCGGCAGCAGCCGGCCATCCTATAAGGAGATGGCGGAGCTGGCGAAAGAGGACCCGCAGGTCCGCGTCCAGATCGTGAACGAGAAGCAGCAGGAGGCGGAGGAAGATTTCTCCGCGCCTGCAGAGTCTCCGGACGAGTGGAAAAAGAAGATCCGCGTCAGCGACCGCGGCGTCGTGGCGGACTCCTACAACGCGGAGCTGATCCTCGAAAACGACGAGCACCTGCAGGGGATCCGCTACAACGAAATGAGCCGCCGGATCGAGGCGAAGGACGTGCCCTGGGAGAGGCCGGCGGGGCCTTGGAGAGACGCGGACGACGCGCAGCTCTATCAGTGGCTGGTCCGGACCTACGACGTTCAGTTCCCGCAGACGAAGTACACGACGGCGCTGCTGGCAGTCGCTGACCGCCGCCGCTTCCATCCCGTGAAGGAATACCTGGAGGGCCTCCCGGACTGGGACGGCACAGAGCGGATCCCGACGCTGCTGGTGGACTACCTTGGCGCGGAGGACAACATCTACACCAGGGAGGCAACGAAAAAGTGCCTCACGGCAGCGGTCGCGAGGATCTATGAGCCCGGGGTGAAGTTCGACAACGTGCTGATCACACAGGGGCCGCAGAACATCGGGAAGTCGTTCCTGTTCGGACGCCTCGGCGGGGCGTGGTATTCCGACAACCTCAGCGTCGCAGATATGAAGGATAAGACGGGCGCGGAGAAGCTGCAGGGTTACTGGATACTCGAGCTCTCTGAGCTCACTGGGATGCGGAAGGCGGAGGTTGAGGGCGTGAAGAGTTTCATCTCCCGCCGCGAGGACATCTACCGGGCAGCCTACGGCAGAAACACGGAAAGCCGCCTGCGGCAGTGCGTGATCGTAGGTAGCACCAACGACGACACCGGCTTCCTCCGGGACATCACCGGCAACCGGCGCTTCTGGCCGATCCGCGTGACCGGAGAGACAGCCCGGCACCCGTGGGATCTCTCCCGGGATGACATCGCGCAGATCTGGGCGGAGGCGAAGGCCTACTACGAACTGGGCGATAGCCTGCTGCTTTCGAGGGAAGCAGCGCTGATGGCTGAGCAGGCGCAGATGAACGCGATGGAGTCCGATGAGCGCCAGGGCATCGTCGAGGAGTACCTGCAGCGGAAGCTCCCGAAGAACTGGGACGAGCTAGACTACGACCGACGTATGCTGTTCCTGGACTCCGAAGAGGAAGGAACAGAGGAGCGGCGGACAGTGTCCAATATCGAGATCTGGGTGGAAGCGCTGCATAATCCGGCGAAGGCCATGGAGCCGAAGGATACCAGGGCGATCACGGCTATGATGATGCGGATCCCCGGCTGGTCGAAGACTGGAGAACGCCGTCGGGTCAACGGCTGCGGGATGCAGAGGATTTATAGAAAAGTGTGACAATGTGACAAGTGTGACAATAAAAAGTATTGGTAGATAAATGAAATTTAATATATGCGCGCGTAATAGCGTGCGTACGTGCGTACGCAACGCGCGTATAGGTATTAAGGAAACTTATGTCACGTTGGTCACTGTCACAGCGTAAAAAGCGGAAAAAACCGCATAAAATAAGGATTTTTGGAGGTGTGACAATGTTTTGTATACATCCGGGATCATGCAGATACTGCTTTTTCAGCACGGACCCGAAACTTTTTGACGGGTACTGCACAGTTCGACTCTCGGACGAGGCCTTCGAGGCCTGGGCGGAAAAGTGCGAAGATAAGGATCATGTGAGATCGCTCCGCGAGTTCCGAGAGTGGGAAAAGAAAAGGGCGGAATATTATGGAAATGGAACGAGAGCGAGATATTGAAAAATACATGCGGCAGGAGGTCGAGAAGATGGGCGGGATGTTCCTGAAGTGGGTGAGCCCCGGGAATGACGGGGTGCCCGACCGGATCGCCATCCTCCCGACCGGTATGGTCGTTTTTATCGAGCTGAAGGCAGAGGACGGCAGGGTCTCCCAGCTGCAGGAGTGGTGGATCCGGAAGCTGCGGGACAGGCGCTGCATCGCTTGTGTGGTCCGCGGCATGGAAGAGGCGCGGGCGGCCGTCCGCGTCATGCGGGCTGCGATCCCGGTCGCGCCGGAGGACGTCCCGGCTTTCGAGGATCCCTGGAGGAGCGGAAAATGACCTGTTTTTGTGATGAGTGCGGGAAGCAGTTTAATCTTCCACCGAGCCGATGGAAAAGATCAAAGGAGCATTTTTGCAGCGTCCATTGTCACATGGCGAAAATGAACCGGGAATTGAATCCGACACGGATGACCCCGGAAGTCAGGGAAAAACTGAGTCGCGCAAGGATCAACACCGGATCAAAAGACACCTATAGAAAGAAGCACGGACGGCATGAGCATAGAGCGGTCGCTGAGCAAATTCTGGGCAGGCCGCTTATGGACGGCGAAGTCGTCCACCACATCAACAGGGACAAAAGAGACAATCGGCCGGAAAATATTATGATTTTTCCGAGTCAGGCAGAGCACGCACGCTGGCACAAAGAGCATGACAAGGAGGTGAGGAATCCATGATCTTTAAACCGCACGACTATCAGAAGCGCGCCATCGACAAGGTGGAGAACCAGGCGCGCGTCGGTCTGTTTTTAGACATGGGTCTTTAGCCCGGGAAGACTGTGATCACGCTGACAGCTGTGAAGGACCTGATCGAAGACTTCGCCGTGACGCGTGTCCTCGTGATCGCCCCGAAACGCGTCGCAGAAGATACCTGGAGCCGCGAGAGCGAAAAGTGGGATCACCTGCAGGACCTTCGGATCTCGAAGGTTCTCGGCAGCCCACAGGAGCGCAGGAGAGCCCTGGAGGCGGAAGCAGATGTCTATGTCATCGGCCGGGATAATGTCATCTGGCTGGTAGAGCATCTGGGCGCGCACTGGCCCTTCGACATGGTCGTGATCGACGAGCTCTCGAGTTTTAAGAGCTCCCAGGCAAAACGCTTCCGGGCACTCCGGAAGGTCATGCCGAAGGTCCGCCGCGTGGTAGGCCTCACCGGAACGCCATCGCCCAATGGGCTCATGGATCTCTGGGCGGAGGTCTATCTCCTGGACCAGGGCCAGCGGCTGCAGAAGACCATCGGCGCGTATCGGGATCTTTACTTCAAGCCCGGCGCCTCCAACGGCCACGTGGTCTACCAGTGGATCCCGGTCAGGGGAGCCGCCGAGAAGATCGAAAGCAAGCTGTCGGATCTGTGCATCAGCATGAGCGCCGCGGACTACCTGCAGCTGCCGGACAGGATCGACAATGAGGTCCGGGTCCGCCTCACCGGCGAGGAGCTGGCGAAATACCGGCAGCTGGAGCAGGAGCAGATCCTGCAGCTGGAGGACGACCAGACGGTCGTGGCTCTGAGTGCTGCAGCGGTCATGAACAAGCTCCTGCAGATGGCCAACGGGGCAGTCTACACGGAAGGCGGAGCGGTCAGCCGGATCCACCGGCAGAAGCTGGACGCCCTGGAGGAGATCCTGGAGGCCACCGGGGAACCGGTGCTGGTGTTCTACAGCTTCCGGCATGACCTGGATGCGATTCGGGAGCGAATCCCGGATGCGAAGGAACTGGAAGGCCCGGAGGATATCAGGGCGTGGAACGAAGGCCAGATCCGGGTGCTGCTGGCGCATCCTGCATCTGTAGGCTATGGCCTCAACCTGCAGGAGGGCGGGCACGTGATCGTCTGGTACGGCCTTACGTGGTCCCTGGAGCTCTACCAGCAGGCCAATGCGAGATTATACAGGCAGGGCCAGGAGAAGCCCGTGATCGTGCACCACATCATCGCGGAGGGCACGGTCGACGAACAGGTCATGAAAGCGCTGAAGGCAAAAGACACAAGCCAGGCAGCCCTTCTGGCCGCCCTAAAAGAGAGGAGAGGGAAATGATGCTGCTGCTGGGTGTGATATTGTTTGTGACCCCTGTCGTGGGGATCTGGCTGTATTACCTCCTCTCCCCGCTGTACTGGGCTATTAGATGCTATCTGAAAGGCGGGGACTGGCGGTACTATGCCGGGAAAGTAGTTGAAATACTCTGTTTGACTTCAATTTTAATTGGCCTGGGCTTAATACTGGCCAGCTGTTAAGAAAGGAAAAACAATGACTGATTACATAGACAGACAGTATGAGTATATCGAAAAGCGGCTGCTTCTGCAGACGATAAGAACGCTGCCCACACGGTTCTGTGATCCGGGCGCAAAGTTTTTCGATGGCCCGCAGCCGCCGATGGAAGCGCTGCTCGACCCGGACGAGGTGATACAGACTATCGCTGGAATGCCTTCCGCAGATGTTGCACCAGTACGGCATGGGTATTGGATAAAAACCCCGACAAGCCCTTTAGGTTTTACGTGTTCTGAGTGTGGCAAAGAAATGTGTCGATTCAATTACTGCCCGAATTGCGGCGCAAGAATGGATGGTGAGCAAGATGGTTGAGTATATTAGGAAAGACAAGGCCATCGCAACATTGGTAAATTCATTGATACTTAAGCCGTGGATGCCTTTTGGAAATGGTCTTAATCGGTATGAGATCGAATCAGCATTGAAGGTTCTGCCGGACGAAGACGTTTACCCAATACTGCATGGAACCTGGATTGAAAACGGATACACAGGGGATAAAGCGGTGTGCAACAGGTGTGGTGAGCCGTGCGGAAGTTACACTATGGGAACTCCACGCGACAGGTACTGCAAGTGGTGTGGTGCGAGAATGGATGGCGAACAGGATGAATGACTTAATTAGCAGAAAATGGCTTATGGAATGCGTAGATGAAGGATGGATAAAGTTTGACACCGAGAAAGATACAAATACATATATTCATCTCGTAAGGGATATTGCACCGTCCACAGATGCGGTGGAAGTGGTGAGATGCGGTGAATGCAAACACATGACAAATGACGGCAGATGCCTTGAATTTGCAGACGATTGTTTGCGACCGAGTGCGTCTGATTATTGCAGTTATGGAGAGCGGAAAGATGGCTGAAAGATATTGCTGTAACTGCCGCCACAACATCCGCACTGGCGAGATCGCAAACCGGGAGCGTCATTGCGAGATAGACGGACATTGGATCGGGTACGTGCAGTGCTTTGATGGCTGGTGCAGGCGTTGGGCAAAGGAGAGGAAAGATGATTGAAAACATATCAGATGCGGCAATGCTGGAGGGCCTTGCGGAAGAGGCCGCGGAGCTCGCACAGGCGGCACTGAAGCTTGCGAGAGTGATCCGGGACGAGAATCCCACGCCGGTGACCGCTGAGGAGGCTGAGGGGCATCTGTCAGAAGAGATGGTAGATGTCCTGCTTTATCTGCAGGAGATCAGGGACCGTTGGGGTATTACGCTGGCAGAGATTAATAACATTATGATACTTAAACGGCAGCGCTGGGAGAATAGGCTGGACGGGAGGAGCAATGGACAGGGAAACGACAGAGACGAATGAGGTGATAACCCTGGTCTATGAATACCTGGGACGAATCAGGGCTTTGGAAGGGCAGATTACAAGGCTGCAGCTCCAGAGGGATGAGCTGCAGAGCTGTCTCCTGCCGAAAGCAATACGATACGACCAGGATAAAGTGCAGTCTTCGCCGGAGGATGCCATGGGCGAAACGGCAGCAGCGGTTCTGGACCTCGATCGGAAGATCGAAGCACTGAAACGTGAGAAGGCGCAGCTGATCCAGGAGATCTCGAAAACGATAGAGATGCTGGATGATGAAATGGAGAAGCTGGTGCTTACGGCCTACTACATCTGCAGGATGCCGATCAGGAAGGTATCCGACAGGATCCACTACAGCCGAAGCCAGACATACAGACTGTACAGATCAGGGATCTTGCACCTTTCGGAAAAGATGAGACAAATGGGACAAACACATGTGATATAATGGTAGCGTGGCAAAAAGGGCAGATGGAGAGTCTGTCCTTCTTTGTTTTTAAGGCCGGCTTACACCGGTCTTTTTCTTATGACAGAAAGCGAGGCAAAGCGTGGCGGCTAAATATGATCAGTGGCTGACCGAGGAGGGCCTGCTGCGGATCCAGGGCTGGGCGCGCGATGGCCTGACTGACAAAGACATAAGTAAAAACATGCGCATCGGTGTCTCGACACTCAAGGAATGGAAGAGCCGCTTCGACGAGATCCGTGAAGCGCTCCGGATCGGCAAGGATGCTGCGGACCGTGTAGTCGAGAATGCACTGTACAAGAGCGCTACCGGATACACGGTCACTGTGACGGAACCGATCAAAGTAAAACGAATTGTTTATGATGAGACAACCGGAAGGAAGATCCGGGAATCCGAAGAAGTTGTCGAGGCCAGCAAGACTTTGCACGTGCCAGCACAGGTAACAGCGCAGATATTCTGGCTGAAGAACCGGAAACCTGACCAGTGGAGAGAAAAACAGGAATACACAGACACCAGCGCCCTGGATAAGCTGGATGCGATCCTGGCGGAGAACATAAAAAATGCTAACCGCTAAGCAGAATGAATACATCAGAAATGCTACCAAGCGCTGGAACTTAAAGATCGGCGCGGTCAGATCCGGAAAGTCTTACGTGGATGTAGCACATATGATCCCGTGGAGGCTGCGAAAGCTGAGGGATGAGCAGGGACTGAACCTGATTCTCGGGGTGTCAAAGTCTACGATCGAACGGAACGTGCTGCAGCCCATGCGGGAAATGTATACAAGCGCAATTGTAGGCGAGATCAACAGCGAGAATATAGCTTATGTTTGCGGCGTCCCGGTGTACTGTCTTGGCGCTGAGAAGATTAACCAGGTATCAAAGGTGCAGGGCGCAAGCATTAAATACTGCTACGGGGATGAAATCGCAAAATGGAATCCCGAAGTATTTGCCATGCTGCAGTCCAGACTCGACAAGGCCTGCAGCTGCTTCGATGGTTCTTGTAACCCGGAGTATCCCGGGCACTGGCTCAAAGCCTTTATTGACAAACCGGATCTGGATGCCTATGTGCAGCATTATACGATTTTTGACAATCCGTATCTGCCGAAGGATTTCGTCGATGCGCTGTGCCGGGAGTACGCCGGAACGGTTTATTACAGCAGATACATCGAGGGGAAGTGGACGAGGGCAGAAGGCCTGGTCTATCCGATGCTTACCGAAAGCAATTACTACGATGATGCATCCCGCCCGGTGGCTCTGTACAGCACCGGATACCGGACGATCGCCTGCGATTATGGCACGACAAACCCATGTGTGTTCCTGGACATATGGGATGATGGAGCTACCCTGTGGGTAGACAACGAATTCCGCTGGGACAGTCAGAGCGATGAGGCAAAGCGGAGTGCAAGCCCCTATCGTACAGATGCACAATATGCAGATGATATGACAGCCTTTATGGGCGATGATCCTGCAAGGCAATGCCTGATCATCGTGGATCCATCAGCAAAAAGCTTTATTACGGAACTCCGACAGAGAGGATTCTGGGTAAAAGAGGGCGATAATGACGTCGCGGACGGAATTCGCAGAACGGCATCGCTCCTGGCGCGCAGAAAGATTATGATACACAGACGCTGCAGTGGCCTTATAGGAGAGATGCAGGCGTATGTGTGGGATGAAAAGGCTGCCCTGGTGGGCGAGGAACGACCGGTCAAAGCCCAGGACCATGGGCCTGACGCATTACGTTACCAGGTCAACGACCTGCCCGAATGGAGGACGAGTATCTAATGTCAAGACGAAGAAGACGAAAAAACACAGCGATGGATGCCTTCAGCAACCCGGCCGCCCGGCTGGGCTTCGGGACAATGGACCTGACGCAGGCTACCGACTACCCGCTCACAAGGCTGTCGCAGAACTATGAACTGCTGACAAGCCTTTACCGGGACAACTGGATCGTGCAGAACATTGTGGCCACCATCCCGGACGATGTGGTGCGGAAATGGTTCGACATCAAATCATCCATCGCGCCGGAATACATCGACAAATTCACGCGGATGGAGCGGAAAACGCACCTGCGGAAGAAAATCAAACTGGGTATGTACTGGGGCCGGTTATATGGCGGGGCGGCAGGCGTTATCCTCATCAAAGGGCAGGACGACTTAAGCGAACCGCTGGACCTCGATATGGTAATGCCGGACTCCTTCCTCGGGCTGCAGATACTCGACAGGTGGACGGGCATATATCCGTCCGGGACGCTTGTAACGGAACCGGAAGACCCTGACCTTGGTCTGCCTGAGTATTACAGCATTCGCGATGAAGAACGCGGCTATATGGTCGCCAACGTGCACCACAGCCGTATCGTCCGGTTCCTCGGAAGGGAGCTGCCGTGGCTGGAACAGGTGACAGAACAGTACTGGGGCGAGTCGGAGATCGAAGCAATCTACAACGAGATTGTGAAGCGGGACAACGTATCCGCCAACATCGCGGGCCTGACATTCCGCGCAAACCTCGACTATATGGAATCCGACGGCCTTGACCAGCTACTCGGAACCGGCAATGCGGAAATGCAGAGAAGGTTCTGGAACACCATGCAGGCCCAGAGCATCATGGAATCCAACTTCGGTATGAGAGTGCTGAACAAAGGCGATGTTATCCACAACCGGCAGTACACATTCACCGGACTTCCGGATGTGTACGACCGTGTCATGATGGACGTGGCCGGTGCGGCGAGGACCCCGGTCACGAAGCTGTTCGGGCGGTCGCCTGCAGGAATGAATGCTACCGGCGAGTCGGATCTGAACAACTACTATGACTACATCGATACCATCCGGGAAACATCCTTCCGGGAAATCATTGAAAGACTTCTCCCGGTCATGGCGTTGTCCGCATGGGGAATTATCCCGGACGACCTTGATATAACATTCCCGCCGATGAAGTCTGCTGATCCGAAGGAACTGGCCGACATTGCTCAGGAAAAGACCGGGGCAATCATCAGCGCGTACCAGTCGGATCTGATTGACGCCGCCACCGCTATGCAGGAGCTGCAGGCCCTCAATGAGGAGACTCAGCTGTTCGGCAAGATTAAAGACGAGGACATTGACGCCAACAAGGGAAAGACCTACTCATCCACCCGGGCCATGCAGGACCCGATGAGCGGTCTGTTCCCGGCTGTGGAGGAAGGTGAGGTCTAATGCCATCACTCATCAGGCCAAAGAATGCAGACCCGGTGAAATACCTGCAGTGGCTGTTCCGAAAGACCGAGACGGATATCATTGATGAGATATTCCGCAAGCGCCGGAAGGGATATGTAGACTATGCAGAAGTAGCTGCCCTCGAACGCATCCAGAGCGACCTGCAGGACATGGTAGACCAAAGCTATGAGTACGTCCCCAAGATGATTGAGAAGCAGTTCTATGGAACACCAAAGGACCTGAGCGGCTATGCCAATGCAAGAAGCATCGCCGGGCGGACTAATATGGCGATGATGGAAACCCTCACGGATAACCTTCTCGGGGAAATCATTGAAGCGGCAGCCGTGGCACAAGTAACCGCCGGGAGGCTTTACACGATAGCACGCCTTGACGAGGATGAGTTTCGCAAGGCTGCACTATCGAACACGGCCTATGCCGAAGCGTTGGGGAAAGGAGCTTATACATCGGCAGAAATGATGGAGGCGTCCATCCGCAACCATGGCATCACGTCATTTGTGGACAAGGCTGGGCGGCATTGGTCATTATCCGACTATTGCAATATGGCTGCACGAACCACAGCCCGGCAGGCGGAAGTCGCGGGTGTGCTGTCACAGGACGACCACGACCTATATCAAATCGTTAAAATCGGGTCTACGTGCCCGGTTTGTGCTGTGTATGAGGGGCGCGTGTATTCAAAGTCCGGCACAAATCCGAACTACCCGCCCCTTGCAATGGCATTCGGGAAGATTGACCCGGCGGGCGGAAACGACTTAAGTAATACTTATCTGAATATCCACCCGAACTGCCTGCACAGCCTGATAAAATTCACCGAGATGGGCAAGAGCGAGAAACAGCTCCAGCGCATCCGGGAGTTCTCCAACCCGGAAACAAATCCACTGAGCCATGACCCACGCAGCAAGAAGCAGATTGAAGCCTACCGGGAGAAGGAACGGAAACGAACAGAACTGCTCAAAGATATTCGTGAAATGGAAGAATATCGTGCGGTATTGGGGAATAAAATACCCAAAGACATTTTAAAATTTCGCGATATCAAATATAATAAAAATACAAAGTGGGAGCCGCTAAGGCGAGAGTTCAAAACTGTAAAGAGCATTAAAAGTAAAACGGCTTGGACGGAAGAGTTCAGACAAAATGCTCTTGATACATATTATCAGTTTCGGGCTGCAGGAATCGAAGCATCAGCTCATGCGGTCGCCCGGTTCCTCGACAGAAGCCGCGGCCTTTATACTTTCAAGGATGTTGTTAATCAATGGCAAATGGTCCCGAACTATGTCCAAACAGATGGCCGGTATGTGAAGTATTATAACGAGCTTGCGATAGCTTATGAGCCGGACACGAAAGAAATCGTCAGTTTCATAAATCGGAAAAAGCCGAGAACAGATTGGGTGGCATACAATGAATGAACTTCTCACCATGATAAAAAACTTCATAGAAGGGAATTATAACGCGTTGAGCTTCAGCCACGACGCTCCTGATTATCTTATTAAGCACTATGATGAAATAGAGGCGGTTGATGCTGAAAAGGCTGCGGTGCTGAATGACGAGCTTCCTGATATTTGCGATGTTTTTGAGCGCGGGGATGATCCCGAAAAGCTAAGAGCAAAAATTCGAGCTTTGTATGAGAAATTAGTGGCGTAAGGCCGATGTAATGAGAAGAAAGAAGACGGAGGCGATGGCATGGCTAAAGACGACTATCACGTAATTGCATTTCGTGTGCTGTCGTATCTGTATGAATGCCTACGGAAAGGCGAAAGACCTGATCTGAAGCGTTTTAGGCGTTCAGATGAAAGCATTGATGAGCTTGCCGACACATACTGGCAGTACATTATAAAACACCTGTTTCTTGACGGCTATATCGAAGGAGTCAGAATTGGGACAGTTGTCGGGAACGCGGAACAACTTGACACAAAGGACGTAGCAATCACGCCAAAAGGAATTGAGTACCTTGAGTCCGATTCTTCAATGGCAAAAGCGTTCATGTTTTTGAAGAAAGCGGGAGCGGTTGTTCCCGGAATGATTGAAATAGCTTCACACTTTATTTGAGAGCCACCGAGAAATCGGTGGTTTTTTGATGGAGAAAAATATGATTACATATTACGGCTACACGATAAGCCCTAATCAGCTTGAAACTGATGAGGGCTTTTTGATTTGCAGAAATGTTCCCATCGCAAGGACAGGAGAACAGGAATACCTCGGGACGGAGCTGGGCCTTGATACATCGGATATCGTAAAGGTCCTGCGCCCGGAAGAGGAAGTCTTCTCCGAGGCGACGATCGCAAGCTTCGAGGGGAAACCCGTAACCGATGACCACCCGTCAGACCTGCTGGATGCTGAGACAGCTCCGATGCACAGCAAGGGCCACGTCCAGAACGTGCGGCGCGGAACCGGCGAATGGAAGGACTACCTCGTGGCCGATCTGCACATCCAGGATGCGGACCTGATTAAAGAGATCAGGAACGGCAAACGGGAAGTCTCCTGCGGATATGCGGTCGAGTATGAGCCGAACGGGGACGGAACATTCACGCAGAAAAACATCAGAGGCAACCATGTGGCAGTTGTAGATCAGGGCAGAGCCGGTCATGCAGCTGCAATCATGGACTCAATAAACACAAAGGCGACGACTCCGCCGGAAAGGAAAAAGATGAGCAAAAAGACACTTTGGTCTTCGCTCTTCGGCCACGCAGCTGAGGGCAAGACCGCAGACGAGATCTCACAGCTGGCTCTCGATGCCGCTGAAGCTCTCAAGGACGAAGCCCCGGCAGAGGAGCCGGAAAAGAAGGAAGAGGCTACCGATGAGGATTACCACGACAGACTCTTCGAGTCCATCGACGCGCTGAACGGCAAGCTGGACAAGCTTTGCGACGCGCTTATGCCGAAGGAAGAAGAGCCGAAGGACGGAGATCCCATTGAAGAGGCCCTCCACGCTATCGAAAAGATCGCCGAGAAGAAGGAAGGCGAGGAGTTCGAGGAGGCTGCACAGCACGATGAGGAAGAGGCACACGTCGTTCCCGCTGAGGAGCTTGATGCGTGCAAGGATGAAGAACCTTCCGCAGGAATGGACAAGGCAGTTGCAAAGGCAATCCTGACTTCCATGAGACCTGTCGTGGCTGGCATCAAGGACGAGGCACAGCGCAAGGCCGTCGCTGACGCGCTGGTAGCAGCTGTCTCTGAGAAGAAAGCAAACGACTCCGCCAAGATCGTCGAGACCATGCAGAAGAACGCGAAGAAGGGCAAGAGCCTTGATATTGACGCGATCCAGTCTGCATACGACCAGCTTAATCCGCACACCAGAAAGGAGACCAAATAATCATGGCATTTGTACAGAACATTGGCAAGACAATGCCTCACGGCTTCGCAGGTTCTTACTCCCGCCAGCCTGACACCATCATTGACACTCATCCGCTTGCAGGCACTGCAGCACTTCCCTTCGGACAGGCTGTCGTAGCCGGTACCGCCGGAGCAGTTGTACCGGTCAGCGGAACCACCACCGCAGCGCAGTTCCTTGGCATTGCCTTAAGAGAAACCAAGTCCGCTGTCAACTACATCAATCAGGGCGAGGGCTCTTATGTCCCGAACGATGCTGTGCCGGTCCTCAAGAGAGGCTGCGCGAACGTAAAGTGCCAGAACGGCACTCCCGCATATGACGGTGCGGTATATCTGAGAATCGCAGCAAATGCATCTCTGCCGAACGCAGTTGTAGGCGGTTTTGAGGCAGTAGCAGACAGTTCCAATTCCGTACAGCTTACCAATGTCAAGTGGAAGGGAACTGCAGACGCAAACGGCATCGCAGAGGTCAGAATCCTGACTACTCTTCACGCTTAATGGAGGATATGAACTATGGCATTTCAGAATGTAGGAACATTTGACCTCGGTATGGTCAATCAGGGCATGGGCAAGGCTGTAGCGATGGATGCCAACGGCATCGCATCCGGGCAGGCTTTCCTTGTGTCCGAACTTGAAAAGAGAGACACCCTTGTCCGCACCCCGCTGACAAGCTACACCTATACCCGCGATATTCCGATCAGAGTCGGTGGCGGCTGGGCTGAGTATGTTTCCGCTATGTCTGTCGGTTACGGCGTGACCGGCGGCAGCGGTGACGGCGTTGTTGCTTCTGCATCCGCAGACGGCACTCCGCTGATTCAGGCCAACTTCGACAAGGATCTGTGGAAAACCCACATGATTGCTGTCGGCACCAGAGTATTCTGGATCGACCAGATGCGCGGCAACATGACCGGCAGAAACATGGATTCCCTGCTCCGTGACGGCGTAAGAATGACTTACGACAAGCACATGGACGAGAATACCTACAAGGGCTTTGCGCGTTACGGTTCCACCGGTCTGCTGAACAACGCAGACGTCACCGTGACTAACGCTGCAAACGGCGCAGGCGGCACCGCTACTTGGGCAACCAAGACCCCGGACGAGATCCTGAAGGACGTCAACGATGCGATCCTTGCTGTATGGGCTGCTTCTGAGTACGACCTTGATGCGATCCCGAACCACATCATCCTGCCCTATGAGCAGTACAACAACATTGCTACGACCAGAGTGAGCAACCTCGCTGAGAAGACCATCCTGACCTTCCTGCTGGAGAACAACGTGGCCCGCACCAATGGCGCAGACCTGTTCATCGGTGCCACTGCTTGGGCAAAGGGCGCAGGCGTCGGTAATACCGACAGAATGATGGTTTACTGCAATAAGGAGAGATATGTCGCTATGGATGAGCTTGTACCGCTTACCCGCGCAATGACTACTCCGAACGCGGAGCGCTTCTCCTACGACACCACCTACGCAGGCAACGTATCTGAGGTTGAGTTCTTCTATCCCATGACCGCCATCTACGTGGACGGCATCTAAGGAGGCTTATATGTTTATCAACTCCAAGGTTCGTCTGTCCGTTCGCATGGACGATGGCACCGTCTACATTATCCCGAAGGACTACATCGGCGAGATCCCGGACAAGGTTGGCAAGAGCTGGCTGATTCAGGCGGCCATCAAGTCCGGCCACGTCGTTGTGCCTGAGGGAAAGTCTGACGCGGCCCTTGAAGAGGCAGACAAGAAGGCTAAGAAGAAATAAGGAGGCGTGCTATGATGTGGCCGTATTCAAATCCAATGATCCCGTACTTCGAGAATGCGAAGCGGGCAGCGGCCAATCTGCCGCCATACGGGGAGACGGGAACATATGCAGAGGCGATGTTTCAGCAGGACTTCCCGCAGTTTTACCAGAAAACAGAAGAAGAGGGAACCGTGGTGTATACGCCGCTGGTTCCTTCTTCCATGTTGGAGCAGTTCATTGATCTTGCTAACAGCAGTGTCATTCCTTCCATATGGGGCGCGCAGTGGCGGTATGCTGCCGGGCTTTTTACGGCGCATTGGGCTGCAATGTACCTGAAGACCTATGCAGACGGTTCGCCGTCAGCAGCCGCTGCCGCAAGCTCCGCCGGTCAGGTTGGCTTAGTGGCGAGCGCGTCCATGGGCGACACCTCGATCTCCTACGATAACACAGCGGTCAATTCCGGGACCGAGAAATGGGGCACGTGGAACGCCACACAGTACGGTGCGCAGCTTGCCACCATGGCCCGGATGATCGGGATCGGAGGGGTCTATGTTATTTAGCGACTGGTACACGGACACGGTTGATGTCTTTCGGGTGGTCTCTGAAATCCCAGGCGGCGGCAACCTGACGAGAGACAAGCGGACACAGGTCGGCTTCGCGATCCCCTGCCGGGTATATTCCACGCAGGTGAAAGGCGCAACTCCGCAGCCCACAGCAGCAGTTGACCGGAAGGAGGACAAGCTGGCCTGCGACATCAGCGCAGACATCCAGATCGGAGACGAACTGATTGTCACGAGATGCGGACGCATTGGCGGGAACACCACTGAGCGGTATCTCGCAGGCAAGCCGCAGGACTTTTACGACCCGGTCGGTGTCGCGCACACAGGTTTAGACCACAAGGAAGTCGGCCTGCTGGCAGACAACATCGCGAGGAGCTAAGATGTCGAGTTTCGGTTCTACAATCAGAAAACGGCTGGACCAGATGTGGAAAGCTGGGATGGATGTTCCCAAAATCATTGACGAGGTGAACACTGGAGCAATGATTGAGGCAGTCCGGGTGGCCACAGAAAAGACTCCACCGAACGGAGCTGCGATTGCCGGAACAGGAACCCGGACCGGGCAGATGGCGCAGCATTGGACAACTGACAGCCAAACGCAATCAGCCCGTGGGAAAGCCGTACTTGCCAACAATATGCAGTACGCGTCCTACGTCAATGATGGGCACCGTGTGGACAAACACTTTGTCCCGGGCCTGATTGAGAACGGCGGTCTGCTGGAAAAGGTCCCGGCCGAGTTCGGCGGCATTGTAGTCGGCACGAAGACGAACTATGTGAAGGGTTTGTACATGAAAGAGGCCGCGGTAAAGAAGTGGCGGAAGGTTGTCCGCTCTGAACTTGACCGCCGGGTCAGGGAGGCTTTCAAATGATATTCAGCATTGACAACATCATAACGAGCATCGCTGACCAGCTGGCTTACGCGTTCCCGGATGTAAATGGGAACTGCATTTATCCGATCAGAAAGAGCCCGACAGAAAACACGGAGTTCCCGTGTTTCTTTATCTTTGTGACGCAGGCCACCATCGACGACCAGCCATCCGAGCGGGCGCTCCGGGAGATCGGGTTTGACATCGTGTTCGTGCAGCAGAGGAACGCCGATGACCAGAATGACAGCATCTACAAGATGGCCGACAAGCTGGACGAGGCATTCCATATGCTGAACTACAACGACAAGTTCGGAACGGCTTTGCTGCATACGCAGGAGCGGAACTGGAACGTGGAGGATCAGGAACTGCATTACAAATTCACACTCAGAGCGCGCGTGAGGTTTGACCGGGAGGCTCAGGTCCTCATGCAGGTTATGGAGGAGACAAATGTCGAAATCAAAGACTACTGATAACGCGCCGAAGTTCACGCGCGAAAAACTGCTGCAGAGCAAGGCCCTTGCTGAATACCAGCCGGACTTTGCTGCGGCGATTTTAACCAAAGAAGAATATACCATTGCAGAAGCACAGGCAGCCATCGAGGCCGCCCTGCAGAAAGGAGCTAATTGATGGCTGGTGGTACATGGACATCACAGAACAAAGTGCTGCCGGGCGTGTACATCAATGTACAGTCTCAGGACAGCGTCAATATCAGCGTAGGCGAGAGAGGCACGGTCGCCATCCCGAAGGCCCTTTCTTGGGGCCCTGTGGGCGAGGTGCAGGAAATCACTCCGGGCGATAGCCTTGAGAAGTATATCGGCTACGCAATTACAGACAGCGAGGCCCTGTTCCTGCGGGAAATGATGAAGGGCTCCGATGTAACGAGCGGCCCGAACAAGATCCTGCTCTACAGAGTGGCAGGCACCGGCGGCGTAGCTGCTACCATTACGGTCGGCTCCCTGACGGTCACTGCCCTTTATGAAGGCGTAAGAGGTAACGATATCACGATCGTTGTGACTGCAGACCCGGACAATGCCGGATATTATGACGTCAATACCGTGCTGGATGGCTACATTGTGGATTCCCAGTACGTAAACGATCTGAACAACCTCGAAGCCAATGCTTGGGTCAACTTTGAAGTTGCCGAACCTGCAGAAGGAGAGGCTCCTGTCATTACGACCACGGTCGGCACTCCGCTGGCAGGCGGCGTTGATCCGGTTCCCGCTGCCGCAAACTATGCAGCATTCCTGACCGCGATCGAGCCCTATGAGTTCGACATCCTTGCGTATGACGGCACTGACAGCACCGTAATCACGGCATTCAGCCAGTTTATCGCAAGAGTCAATAACTCCGTAGGCCGTAAGTGTCAGGCCGTTATGGCGGGCTCTGCAGCAGCCTTAAACAGCAAGTTCGTGATCGCAGTACAGAACGGCGTAGTTCTCGGTGACGGAACCGAACTGAGCGCACAGCAGGCCGTATGGTGGGTTGCAGGCGCAGAGGCCGGAGCAAGATATAACCAGTCCCTGACCTATGCACAGTATCCCGGTGCAGTTTCCGCAAATCCGAAGCTGACCGAGACGCAGGCAGCGCAGGCGGTGGCAAACGGTATGCTCTGCTTCATTGATACCTTCGGCATCGTGAAGATCTGCACCGACATTGACTCCAAGACGACCGTAATCCCAAAGGAAGGTGCAGAATTTAAAAAGAACCGCGTCATGCGTGTCATCAACCAGTTTTGCAACGACACCTTCCGTTACTTCTCAAGCTATTTCGTCGGCAAGGTTGACAACAACGACAACGGAAGAGGACTTCTCCGCGCCTGGATTATCGGCTACCTGAATGAGATGCAGGCCAATAATGGCATCCAGAACTTTGTGGCTGAAGACGTAAGCGTAGAGCCTGGTCAGGCTATTGACGCGGTCATCGTGAACGTGGCTATCCAGCCGGTTGATGCAATCGAGAAGATTTACATGACCGTGACCGTAACCACTGCAGGCGCGATCACTGTGGCGTAAGGAGGACTAAAGAATGGCATTTTTACTTGAGAGAGACGCGCTTAATGGTAAGTCCGGCAGCGCGTTCGTGACAATCAACGGGGAGAATCATGAGATCTTCCAGATGAAGAAGTTCCAGTCCGACGCCGAGTTTCAGGAAAGCGATTTCAAGGTGGTCGGCACTACACTGGTACAGAAGAAAACCACGGGCGTGAGCCTGACGGGTTCCATGACGATCTATTACGGCAGCCCGTACTTTGTTGAGATGCTGCAGACATATCTGAAGACCGGCACCCTGCCGTATTTCACTCTGCAGATCACCAACGACGACGCCAGCACCACGGTTGGAAAGCAGGTTGTAGCTCTTTATAACTGCAAGCTGTCCAAGGTTCCGGTCGCAATGCTGGACGCAGACGCTGAGTGGCTGGAGGAAGAGGTAACATTCTCTTACACCGGCCTCGAAGTGCTTAACTACTTCCACGATCCTGATACTCTCGGCTAAGCAAATATGAAAAAGGAGGTACAGCCATGTCAGTATTAAAGGGATTCTTACAGCCTTCTCCGATGGAGGAGACCACCGAAGTCATTATTTCCAAACGCTTTAAGGGAGAGGACGGCAAGCCTCTCCCTTTTAAGTTACGCAAGATCGATCAGGAGACCGCGAACTCCATCCGCAAGAAATGCACGAAGACGAAGCGGGTCAACGGACAGACCGTGGAAGAGTTAGACTCCGCCCGGTACACAAGCCATCTGATTCTCGCCTGTGTACTGGAGCCCAACTTCCGGGACAAGGAGATCTGTGATTTTTACAAAGTCATCGACCCTGCAGATGTCCCGGGCCGGATGCTTTCCGTTGGCGAGTACGGCAACCTGTCGAACGCCATTATGGATTTCAATGACTTCGACACTGCTGAGAAGGTTGAGGAAGAGGCAAAAAACTAATCAGCGAGGGCTACCGCGAGGTGGTCCTTGCCCAATATATGTTCATCAATTTCGGAACCCTGCCGTCAGTGGTGGCTGATATGTCCCCACGGGAGCAGGAGCTCTGCTGGCAATGGGCTGAGAAAGAGATGAAATCGAGGAAACACTAATGGCGGCTATAGAAGAGACATTACAAATCAATGATAAATTTTCAGCCACCTTCAACCATTTTGACGATCTCGGGCAAAGGATCGCCAGCACCTTGGAGCGGATGGACAGCCGCCTTGAACAGTATGGAAAGGCTCAGGAAGAGGCCGCACAGAAAACCAAGACACATGATGATGCGGCTAAGAAAGCGGACGCCAGCATCAGCAAACTGGAAGGAACCGTCCGGGGGGTTATAGCAGCACTCGGCGGTTTCGCAGCGGCACGAGCATTCGTGGGACTATCCGATCAGATCGCGCAGACGGAAGCCCGTCTGGACGCGATTAAAGGCGAGTTCGCTGATGTTGGGCAGCTGCAGGATGCAATCTTTGCGGCGGCTCAGCGGTCGCGCGGATCATACATGGATATCGCGGCAACGGTTGCTTCACTGAATGCACAGACAAAGGGCGTGTTCAACAGTACGGGTGAGAGTGTAAGATTTGCCGAATTACTGAACAAGCAGTTCGCCATTTCCGGCACGAGCGCGGCCGGCATCCAGTCCACAATGTACAACTTGACACAGGCACTGGCGACCGGCGTTCTGCGCGGCAATGACTTGCAGATGGTTCTGTCTAACTCCCCGGCGATTATCCAAAAGATCGGCGACTACATGGGCGAGGATATAGGCAAAATCAGGGAAATGGCCCAACAGGGGCAGATCACAGCCGATATCGTCAAGAACGCGATCCTGAAGTATGGCAGTGAAATTGATGCTCAGTTTGAAGAAATGCCGATGACCTTCGGGCAGGCCATGCAGAAATTGAAGAACGAAGGCGTGAGGGCCCTGCAGCCGCTTTCTAAAGCCTTCACAGATTTCATGCAATCGGACAGCTTCGATGCGATTATGTCTTCTATATCGGACGGCATTGTATTGTTCGCCAATATCGGGCAGGTCGCTCTTAACGGTCTTGCTGCGGCGATAGAATGGGCTACGCAAAATTTCGACATGCTGATAATGGCCATCGGCATTGTGGCGGGCGCATATTTAGCAGTTCAGATCGCTTCGGTCGGTTCTGCGCTTGCTTCTGCAGCAGCGTGGGCCATGGCGAATCTTCCGCTTATTTTAATCGGGGTACTGCTTGGGGCCATTGTGGCCAGCATGATAAATGCAGGCGTCACATTCACGCAGATCGGTCAGACAATCGGGCAGGTTTTCGGCTTTATCTATGCACTCGGCTATAACGCGTTCGCGAACCTGTGGAACGTGATCGCGTCATTCGCAGAGTTCTTCGCGAACGTGTGGAACGATCCGCTTGCTGCAACGATACAGCTTTTCACCGGTGTATTTGATGCGATCCTCGGCATGGTTGAGGCTGTGGCAAATGCAATCGACGCATTGCTCAATTCCAACCTTTCCGGAGCCGTTGCGGGCTTCAGAGGCAAGCTGTCCGGCTGGGTAGATGCCAACTACGGCGACAAGGCTGTTGAGATTAAGCGCATGGCCAACATCGACACCGGTACGACCATGGGAGACTTCGGTGATATCGGAGCGAACCTTGGAAGTAAGATTGACGGGCTCGGCGGCAAGATCGGCGGATTAGGCGACAGCATTGGCGGCCTTGGCGATTTCGGCAGCATTGAAATCCCAGACTATTCCGGCAGCGGTGCAGGCGGCGGCGCAGGCAAGAAGGCCAACGTCGGCACGGTTGACAAGGTCAAGGACGTGAAGCTGTCAGATGAAGACCTGAAGGTTTACCGCGATCTCGCGGAAAGAAGGTACATGGCGAACGTGGAGCTGCAAACGCTGGCTCCTGAAATCAACGTGTCCATCCCGGAATCCGCAGCCAAGAACCTGACCTCTCAGGACGTCGCGGACAAGCTGAAGGCAATCTTAATCGAGCAGTCCGCAGCTCACACGGCTGTGGCCCATGCCCACTAAGGAGGAGCAATGCGGGTACCTATCGGAACAGCAATCTATTTAAAGTTCGGGCGGCGTATCCGCATCCCGGTCAACCCGGAAGAAATCAAGGTGACCCGCCCATCTAACAACAAGACCTATGATGTACTGGACATCGGCGAGATCGTGGTGCCGATGGCCCCGGGCCTGCAGGAAGTGAGCTGGGAGGGGTTTTTCCCGAGCCAGTTTGACGACCCGTACACTTCAGGCAGCACAGCGCCCGGGACCATTGTGAAGGCCCTGGAACGCGCCAAAAAGAACAAAACAGTGGGCCGGTTGATAATCACCCGGTCTGAACTGTTTGATACGAATTTGCGGTGCATCATTGAGGACTTTGACACCATCGATAAGGGCGGCGAGCCGGGGGACATCTATTATTCCATTGTCCTGAAGGAATACCGGGATTATTCCCCGCAGACCGTGACGCTTGTGCAGCAGCAGACACTTCCTGATGCGGTACCTGCCGAGACGGATGCCGTAGCGGAAGAGCCTCGTCCGGTTGATACGCCGGTCTTAAGAGTCGGCGCGCAGGTTATCGCCAACGGGAAGTATTTTTATGATTCCTATGGTTCAGAACCGCATGGAACGGCTAACAACCTGAGCACCAGCGTCACCCGTATCGTGAGCGGCAACCCGTACCCTGTGCATATCGGTCATTATGGCTGGCTCACAGAAGACCAGCTGCAGATCGTGGGGTGATGTGATGTTTGAACTCACAGTATCCGCCACTTCTGAAAGAACGGCGATGGGGCCGGGCGTACAGCCGGGAACGACGGAAACAGTCCTCACGACTACAAATTACGCCCGGAGCACTACCGAGGTTGAGATCACGACAAACCGGTTCGATTCGGCCAGCAAGATGACCTTCGAGACTGTAGAACCGACCGGGATCTCGATCCAGAACGGCGCAGCGGTTTCCTTCTCGGAGAACGGCGTGGGAGTCTTTGCCGGGTTTGTCTTTACGGCAAAACGGTCCAAAGACGGCACGGTATCCTACACAGCATATGACCAGCTTTACTACTTGAAGGCAAAAGCAAGCTACACCTTCACGAACATGAGTCTGGAGCAGATTATCACACAGATTGCAGGGGACTTCGGCCTGACGGTCGGAACCCTTGCTCCTACGGGATACGTGTTCCCATGTCTTGTAAAGGACAATACGGAATGCTTAAGCATCATCTTTGACGCGCTGAGTCAGGTTATTGTACAGACGGGCAAGATCTTCTGCTTCTATGACGATTTCGGAAAGTTAACCCTTCGGGAAGTAAAGGACATGATGCTCACCAGCATGGTCGGCAACCGCTCGCTCCTGACGGACTACACATACACGAGGGACATGGCGTCTGACACCTACAACCGGGTGAAGCTGGTCCGGCCCAACAAGGAAACCGGCAAGGCCGAGACCTTCGTGCATGAGGATACCGACACGATTAAAAAGTGGGGCCTTTTGCAGTATTACCAGTCGGTTGACGAGAACCTAAACGACGCGCAGATCGACGAGATGTGCCAGAAGTACCTGACCTATTACAACCGGCTGGTGCAGACGGTCTCGATCGAAGCATTGGGCATCACCGGCTTAAGGGCGGGCAATATTGTCCCGGTCAGGATTAATGACATCGAAGATCTGTCGAAGAACCGGCTTCTGCTTGCGGAAAAGGTAACGCACAAGTACGAAGGCGACGCCCATACCATGAAGATAGACGTCAAGAACTTTGAGCAGTTAGGAGGAGCATCATGGATCTGATTGAAGTATTGCAGCAGCTCTTCCAGAACGGCTACGAAGGACTAAAGCCGACGGACCTTGCCTTCGGCACTGTTCAGACGGTATCTCCATTAAGCGTCATGATTGAGGGCACAATGCAGCCGCTCCCGGAGGCTGCGCTGGTACAGACAATCGGCGTAGTGAAACGGGAATATACGGGAACCACGTCAGACGGCGCGTCATTTACAGTCGTCTTAAACCCGGGCCTCGCGGTCGGGGATAAGGTTGTGATGATGCGCTGTGCAGCCGGACAGCGGTATGTCCTTTTGAGCAAGGTTTATTAAGGAGACAGCATGGCAACATTACCTGAGAACGTCGGATTCGCGACGCAGATCAATTATATATCACGGCCGTCGCTGACATGGCTGATAAACCGGCAGACGATGCGGGTACAGAGCAACGTGGACGGGCTTGAAGCGGTCCGGCAGGCCGTGGAAATCCTTTTAAACACAGAGCGGTTCCGGTGGCAGATCTACTCGGACCGGATCGGCTCGGAAACAGACGAGCTGATCGGAGACAGCGCAAGCTATATCGCGTCTGAGCTGCCGCGAATGGTGTCAGAGGCTTTATTGATTGACGACCGCGTCACGGAGCTGACGGATTTCACGTACCAGACGGCAGGCGATGAAATGGTATGGAGCTTCACGGTCCATACTGTGTTCGGCGTCTTTTCGGAGGAATTAACCATATGATAGATTTTTCCAGCTACACAAAATCAGCCATTGAGCAGGCCATGCTGGAGCAGGTGGATAACTCCCTTGATAAAAGGGAGGGCTCCCTGATCCAGACCGCCATCGGGCCTGTCGCGTGGTTCCTTGAGGGCCTTTACATGACTCTCAATCAGGTGCAGGAAAACGGCAGCCCGTTCGACGCGGTGGGCGATGCGCTCAATAATATTGTCGCTCTTCGCGGCCTGTCCCGTAAAGCGGCCACGGCAGCAGTGCGGCAGGGCACATTCAATATCGAGATACCGTCGGGAAGCGCATTCCGCACAATCAACGGTGACAGCTCTGTGATATTTGTCTCCGGCGATCTGATCTCAAGTTCCGGAGGGAATTATGTGTATGAAATGACCTGCCAGACCGCGGGGACCATCGGCAACTCTTATTCCGGGTCCATTATCCCGATCACTGTCATTGGCGGCCTTACTTCCGCATACCTTGGGGCAATTATCACCGAGGGCGCGGAAGCGGAGACGGACGATGCTTTACGGGAACGCTTCTTTGATACTTTCGGCGCACAGCCTTATGGCGGCAATATCGCAGAGTACCGGCAGGCGATTCTCGGGATTACCGGAGTCGGCGCGGTGCAGGTCTACCCGGCAAACGAATACCAGGGCGGCGGCACAGTTCTCTGTTCCATCGTGGGAAGTGATTTCCTTCCGGCGTCGCAGACACTTATCAACACAGTGCAGGAGGCTATCTGCCCGGAGACCAGCGAAAACGGTTACGGCATTGCCCCGATCGGCGCGGCGGTGACGATCACAACGGGGCAGACCCTGACGCTGAATATCACCTGCACGGTAGAATTCGCAGCAGGCGTATCCAACGGCGCGGATATCTATCAGGGAACCATAAAAGAAAAAATCGAGGAGTACGTCGCGTCTGTCAGAGAATCGTGGGGAGATATGACGCAGACGCATGAGATCAGCTACAACGTGTCTATTTACGCGTCAAGGCTGATTTACCAGATCCTCACCATCCCGCAGGTTGTAAACGTATCCAGCCTGCTTATCAACGGAGCTGCAGGCGATCTCACGCTGACGGAAACATCTTCCCTGCAGCAGGTACCGGTCGTCGGCACGGTGGTAGTCAATGAGGTTTGATTCCAACGTCCACGAAATCCTGATGAACCAGCTCCCCACATGGTTCAAGCCGGTACTGGAATATATTGAACTTATGAACATCCACGGGGCCGAGATGGACAGCATCGAAGCCTACGCGCAGCAGATTTACAACAACTTCTTCATCCAGACCGCAGACGAAGCAACGATCGCCCAATGGGAGAACCACTTTGGCTTAATTGTCAATTTCGGTGACACATTGGAGTTCCGGCGGGCGAGAGTGCTCCAGCAGTTTGAGCAGACGATACCCTATACGATATTCCATCTGCGGGAAAAGATGACCGAACTGTACGGCGAGGATGGCTACACCTTGACAGTAACCCCGGAGACGAACGAGCTCCGGGTTTTCATTTCGTCCAACCGGTACGGAGCAATCGACCTGCTCTATGACCTGCTCTGGGCTGTCGTACCGGCGCATTTAAGGATCATAGCAAACCAGCAGGTCGTCAACACGGTTCCATCGGATACGTATGTCAGCGGATTGCTGTCGCGGACATTTATTCAGACGATTGGCGCAATAGGAGGTTAACATGGGCAAATACAATTCGGCGGTGGTAACGGCTGCCGGGCAGAACTTTTTCGCCTCAGCAATTGCAGGCGGCAATCAGGTCACATTCACCAAAATGCAGACGTCCACCACGGTATACACCGACCCGGACGCAATCCTGAGCCTGACGGAGCTGACCAATGTACAGCAGACAACCGATATCACCGGCACCGGTGTCTATAACGGCAATGTGGTGCAGGTGACAGCTCAGTTCACCAATCAGGGCGTTGCGCAGGAATATTCCATCAACACGATCGGCATATTCGCAAAGGTCGGCAGCGGGTCTGAAGTTCTTGTGGCTGTGGTCACGGCTACCACGGCGGACATCATGCCGGTGGAAGACAATATCTCCCCGTCTGCATTTGCCTATAACATCCAGTTCGTGATCCAGAACGCGTCCACGCTTCAGGTAACTGTGAACGATGCCGGAACGGTTACCGTAGCACAGCTTGACCAGTATTTCCGGGACAGGCTGAACCAGCTTACTTATCTGACTGTTCCGACAACAGGATGGGCGACCGGGGTGCTCCCGTATACGGTTGACGTACTTGTCGCCGGGATCACCGCAAACTCGGTTCCTTTTGCCGAGATTAATTACCCGGACGCGGTCAATAAAACCGGTAAGAAGAACATCGACAAGGCCGCCAACCTGCTGACACACATGGTGACCGGCGCGGGCAAGATTACATTCGAGGCCGTGCAGGTTCCGACAACGGCGATTCCGTTAGCACTGAGAGGTATTTAACATGGCAAGAGTACCGATTTCCTTTGCAACAGGCGGAGCAGATTCCAGTGAACTGACCGCCACAAAAGCCCGGGTCCTTGCGCCCTATACCGCGATCACAAGTGACAGCAATGATGAGCCCGCGGCTGGCACTATGGTTGACAAATCCGACAGCATATCGACGGCAGCGGTCAGCCAGAACGGAAACAACATTCGCATGAAAGTCCCGGCGAATGGCTATTACAACACGAATGCCTATATGCAGGTGGCGGCTTCTTCTTTCGGAAATGCAGCCCAGAATCAGGTCTTGTCCGGGGCGACATTTACTTCTTCCGCCGGGTTAAATAAGGGCGGGTCCATCCCGTCCAAAAGCGCTGCGACCTATAACGTGTCCTCATCCGACCAGACGATTGCCTCTAGCCAGTACTTGGGCGGCGCGCAGACCATTCGTGGCGTGACCACATCAAACATCGCCGCAGGCAACATCAAAAAAGGCGTCACCTTGCAGGTCGGAGACGCGGCAAGTGCGGGAAGAATCGCCAACGTAGCCGGAACCTACACACAAGTATCCTCAGGCCAGAGTGCGGTCGTGGCCGGAGCCCTGAGACAAGGATATTCAGGATTTGCCAACGGCGGCGCAGAAGTAAAAGGCAGTATTCCTGACCTTGCAGCAGCCACATATAACGTGAGCACGTCCAACCGGACAATCGCTGCCGGTTCTTACATCGCCGGGACGCAGACAATCCGGGGTGTCACCGCAGCCAACATCGCGGCGGGCAACATCAAGAAAGGTGTCACCGTTCAGGTCGGTGATTCAGCGAGTGCAGGAAGAATCGCAAACGTGGCAGGCACCTACTCGACAGTATCTTTCGGGCAGATGGCCCTCACCGCCGGTGCCCTTAGAAAAGGCTACTCCGGTTTCGCCAATGGCGGATCTGAGGTAAAAGGTTCTATCCCGGATAAAGCCGCGCAGACTTATTACGCCACAACATCAGACCAGACTATAGCTTCTGGCCAGTACCTCGCAGGCGCGCAGATGATCAAAAAAGTCACGCAGTCCGGCATCGCAGCAGCCAATATCATCGCCGGGAAAACAATCACAGTCAGCAACGGCAGCACCAATCTGTGGAGCGTATCGGGTACCGCGAAAGAGCTTAAGTACAGCATCGCTGTGAGAGCAAATCTCGGCAGCGGAACGAAGACTTTTACCTATAAAACTTCCTATGACGGAACAACATGGTACACGGCAAACACCAGCTATGTGACCCTGTCAAACATCGGCTTCACGCCTGTCGGCTTATTCTATCAGGGCGGTGCAGCTGACCGCACGTGTATCTTTACCGCACAGGGAAGTTTTACAAGCGGCACCGGAATGCTGAGAGGTTATTGGAACGGCAGCTGGCGCGACTACCAGATCAGCGGAAACCTTGTGGTCTCGAAGAACAGCATTGTCCTGCCGATGTATGTATGGCAGGAATTCAACTACGCCTATGTGTGGGTGTTCGGTTATTAACGGAGGAGCAGAATGGTAACTCAGACATTGAACCTTAACTTAATACCGACAGGAGAGTATCCCCGGCTCGCAGTGAGTCAGGGCGATCACGACTCGCGTGTGTTTGTCTTCAACCTGTTTGTGGGGAACAAACCCTACACCATCCCGGACGGTTACAACGTCATTATGAACGGCAAAAAGCCGGATCTGAACCCGGTGAGCTACGCCTGCACCTACGAAGGAAGTACAGTCACAGCAGACTGCCCGGAAGGCCTCACACCTGTTCCGGGAAATGTTATCTGCGAGCTGCAGATCATCGGCCCGGAATCCGTAATCGCTGCGGAAAACTTCATCGTGTTTGTCGAAGCAGCGGCAACCAATGGCTCGGTCGAATCTGAGAGCGATATTGAGTCTGTACGGGATTTGATTGATGAGGCTGTAGGAATTGCTGCTGAAGCGAAAGAAAGCGCGCAGCAGGCCGCTGAGAGCGTCCAGAAGTATCCTAAAATCGAGGACGGATATTGGTACGTGTGGGACGCTGTTTATAACCAGTGGGTCAGTACGGGTGTGCAGGCGCAGGGCGAACAGGGCCCTCAAGGCGCAACCGGCCCGCAGGGCCCTCAGGGCGAAGAAGGGCCGCAGGGCCCGAGAGGCTTGCAGGGACTTAAGGGTGACACCGGTGCGACCGGTCCGGCAGGTCCGCAGGGCCCGAAAGGTGAAACCGGCCCGGCTGGTCCTCAGGGGCCTAAAGGAGAAACCGGCGCAACCGGGCCGAGAGGCTTAACCGGCCCTCAGGGAGCGCAAGGCCCGAAGGGTGAAAAAGGTGAACCCGGTGCAGCAGGCGCAACCGGTCCGCAGGGACCCGCTGGCCCCAAAGGAGAAAAAGGCGATCAGGGTATCACCGGCCCGCAAGGCCCCAAGGGCGAGAGAGGCCCTGAAGGCCCGGCAGGCCCGCAGGGAGAAACCGGACCCAGAGGAGCGCAGGGCCCCAAGGGTGACACGGGAGCAAGAGGCCCGCAGGGCTTAACAGGCCCGCAAGGCCCGAAAGGTGACACCGGCGCAATCGGGCCACAGGGCCCGCAAGGTGAAAAGGGCGACACCGGCGCACAAGGACCTCAGGGAGAGCGCGGCCCGACTGGCCCGAGAGGATTGACAGGCCCGCAGGGAGAAACCGGCGCGACTGGCCCGCAGGGCCCTCAGGGAGAAACCGGTCCGCAGGGTGAAACCGGCCCGCGGGGAGAACAGGGGCCGCAGGGTGTTCAGGGCATTCAAGGTATCCAAGGAGAAACCGGCCCGCAGGGTGAGACAGGTCCGGCAGGTCCTCAGGGACCGAAAGGCGACCCCGGAGAGCGCGGCCCTGTCCCGGCATTTTCTATGGGGACGGTAGAAGAACGCGACGAAGGGTCAGCTTATGCTTCAATAACCGGAACGGCTGAGAATCCGATCTTGAATCTCGGCCTTCCGATGGGTAAGCCAGGCTTGCAGGGGCCGAAAGGAGATACTGGCCCTCAAGGGCCCCGAGGTGAAACCGGCCCACAAGGTGAGCCAGGACCGCAAGGGCCACAGGGCATTCAAGGCGTACAAGGCCTTCAGGGCGAACCGGGAGAAAACGGAGCACCTGCGACTATCCGAGTCGGCGACGTCATCTCTGGAGCCCCCGACACGGAATTGCAGATCACAAACAGCGGAACCGAGCAGGACGCTGTTTTTAACTTCTACATTCCTGAAGGTCGGCCCGGGGCAGCGGCTACCAAGATGAGTGAGCTGACTATTGACGAGATCACGCCGAGCTCAGCAGAATATCCGGAACCCGCAGTAGGAGACGACGGCGCGACTGCATGGGGCAAAGTTGTCAAATATTTCCGTGATCTGCTTGCCAACAAGCTGAGCCTGTCCAGTATCGTGAACAACCTGATTACCACAGCTTCTGGCACGGCCTTGGACGGCAGGCAGGGCAAAGTGCTTGACGAGAAAAAGCTGGATAAAGCAGATGTGGTAAACAACCTGACTACCACGACAACCGGAAAAGCACTTGACGCGGCTCAAGGATCAGCAATTAAAAGCTTATTAAATAAGACATCTGCAGGGTTTCCGCTTGCCAGTGTATCTGGTATTAATCTAAACACTTTAGTGACAAGCGGTACATACAGAGTGGCCGGGAACATGACTAACACGCCTACTGGAAACTATGGAATTGTCATCGTGTTGGCGAGTTCATCAACTATGGTAAGACAAGTGTACTATGAAGAAGGAACAAACAATGCGTGGACAAGAACATGTTATAGCGGCACGTGGAGGGCTTGGACAAAATACACAAATGCTGATGATGTTTCTGCACTAAATGACTCTTTAAACAATATCGGAGCATACAGCTATACAGGTGAAACAGGCGCAGCCCTTCCGAATAGCACATTTACAACCGTTGTAAGTATTACTTTACCAAGTGCAGGTATCTATATCTTAACGGGAGATATTCAGTTTGGAGCAACCAGTAGTAGTGGTATCAGAATCCTCATATTAGATTCAACTGAAACAAATAACAACTCTTCCAGTAATTCTGCTTTAGCAACTGGCAGAGCTACCCTTAATAAGACAAGAATTATATCTGCTTCGTCCGATACCCTTACATGGTACTTACGTGCATATCAGTCTTCGGGAGACGATTTAAGCTGTGGCGGTCGCATTAGATATGTCCGCATTAAATAAAGGCTTGTTTAAACAGCTTGGAACATCATGTGAAGACGCAGGTTGTTTGCGAGATTGCTTGTATAGTAAACCTGCACTGAACCGTAGGTAGTAACCTTGACAGCACAAGCTGTAGACCGACCGTTGTCAAGTAAAGCATCGTCAAAGTAGTGATAAGGGCGATACCCTTCGGGCAACGTAGCCACGGTGTTCCATCCTGAAGTGTATGTGCCACCTGTTACTTCGATGTAAGCCTCAACAATGCCTGCCTTCTTAATGGCCCAGTTACTGCCTGCCGTCCATCCGCTTGCGATGGTCAGTGCGGTTTCAGTGCGGGTCATGAAACCAACTAAAGAGTCATTTAGTTACATTTTAATATTTGAAAGGAGATACCATGATTTCAAAGTTCATTGTCCTTGAAATTCAAGTTTATGAAGACGGCACCGCCGGAACGCTTATAGATACCTTTAATGAGCGACCTGCAGCCGAACAGAAATACCACACCGTCCTTGCCGCTGCTGCGGTGTCCTCCGTTGCACAGCACTCCGCAGTGATGCTGGACGGGTACGGTTCTCTTATCAAGAACGAATGCTATATTCATGAAACTGAAGAAACAACCGAATAAGGAGACCTGATATGGAAGAGATCGCGGCATTCGTTTCAGCGAACTGGGTGGAATGGCTTTTCGCAGCAGCCACAGCGGCACTCGCTTGGTGCTACAGAAGCATATCCGCACGGCTGAAGATCGAACAGACCAAGAATGAGGCAATCGCGGCAGGTGTACAGAGCCTGCTGCGGGAGTCCATTGTGAACAACTACAACAAGTATTCCGAGCGAGGATACGCGCCGATATGGGCAAAAGAGTCGATGAAGAAATGCTACGCGGCATATCACAACCTCGGCGGGAATGATGTCGCGACTGAGCTTTATAACAAGATACTCCGTATGCCGGAACAGGAGGCCGAACATGATGAGCAATAAGACATATGATATTCTGAAGGTGATCGCTCTGCTGGTCCTGCCGATCGGCACACTGATCTCGACCGTCTTCCAGATCTGGAACATCCCGGGCGCGCAGCAGATTCAGGCCACATTTGTCGCTCTGGATGTATTCTGCGGTGCTTTGGTGACGATCGCCAAGGCCGAATATGACCGGAGACAGCAGCAATGAGCGCGGCAGGTCAGGTGGTCGGAATCGCTGAAGCTGAGAAGGGCTACCTTGAGAAATCACTGGCAAACTGGGAGAAATACGGCACGAATTGTCTGTACACAAAGACGCGCTTCGCCGGAGCGGACAACGTGCAGAAATACTCCTATGAGACAGGCCACTATAAGAAATACGGATGGGCACCGTGGTGCCAGTCCTTTGTAAACTGGTGCCTGATGGCGGGCTTTGGCGCAGACAAGGCAGACAAGCTGCTCTGCGAAAAATATGCCAGTGCATCCACCATGGAAGTGAAAGACGCCATGGTAAAAGCCGGACGGGAAGTCCCTCTTGCGAAAGCGCAGCCGGGCGACATCGTGTTCCGGTCCCGCAATGGCGGCGGGCACGTAGGCATCGTGAAAGGCCGGAAAGACGGGCTGATTGTTTCTATTGAAGGAAACTCAAGTTCTGACGATATCACAAGCTGGAACGGCGGAGCCGTCGTAGAGCACACAGGCGCTCCGTGGAATTGGTGCTGCCGTCCCGACTGGTCAATCGTGGAAAAGCCGATTGAGTGGCACTGGGTGCAGTCTGATGGGAAATGGTATTATCAGGATGCCCACGGCCACAACACCTACGGCTGGAAGCTTATAAAGGAGACCGACGGAACATCGAATCACTGGTACTTCTTCAACGAGAAAGGGGCTATGCTCACCGGGCCCCAGACAATCGACGGCGAGCTTTTTTATTTGATGGACGGTGGGCCGCTCGAGGGCGCACTTTGCACGACAGACGGCAGGGGAGCGCTCCACGTGTGGTACCTCTGACCATAGATTACCTCCTTTTTCTGGGCCCTTCGGGGCCCTTTTTTATTTTACGGACAAAAGTCGCCATGATATAATGGCCTATGATCTGAGGGTTCGAATCCCACCGTCTGCACCGGCGAGCTGCATCCGGAAGACCTCCCGGACCGCTTCGGCCTTCGCCGGATCTACGACGATCCGGCGGTCGGCGTCCGTCTTATATCCGATCGGCAGCGTCCCGAAGGGCGAGAGGCCCTTTTTCGCGGTCTCACGCAGCCCACGGCAGACCTTCTGCTGCAGATCTGCGCTGTAGTACTCCGCCAGGCCCTCCAGGAGCGATTCCAGGAGAATCCCTTCAGGGCCGTCCGGCACGGCTTCCTTCGCGTACATGAGCTGCACACCGGCCTTCCTGAGGCGGATCTTGTTCACCGCGATGTCCTCGCGGCTGCGGCCGAAGCGGTCGATCTTCCAGACGATCACAGCATCAAAGCGCCGATGCTCCGCGTCGTACATCATCCGCTGGAACTCGTCCCGGCCCTCTACACTTGTGCCGGAGATGTGCCGGTCAGCATACAGACCGATGATGTCGATCCCGTGCTCCGCTGCATAAGCCTTACAATCCGCGACCTGTCCTTCGATCGACTGGTCCGTCTGGCGCGGTCCTTCGGAATACCGGGCGTAAATGACGCCGCGCATCACTTCAGGCCGAGAACGCGCTCGGCCGCTGTCTTCAGCTCATCACTGGCCGCCCGGTAACTTTCCAGCATCCGGCGTTCCTGCGGCGTTATTGTTTCCAGCGTGCGCTCCGGTTCCTTCCGGAGCAGCCCTGAAAAATCCGGCTTTATCCGGTCGCTTCTGGGGTAGGACCCGCGCAGGTCGGTCGAGCCGCTGATATATCCGATGCTGACGTTGAAATAATCGGCCAGGGCGTCCGCGATCTCAAAGCTGGGCTTGCGTTCTCCGCGTTCATACATACTGATCGCGCTTTTTGTGGCGCCGACGGCTGCCGCGAGTTCCTCCTGGGTAACGTCTTTTTCTTTTCTTAATTTCTTTAATCTGAGAGCATATTCTTCCATAACAAGCCTCCGATAATAAAAACAGCTTTTTGTAAAAAATAGTATATCAAATGTTGACAATTTACACAATCGGATATATTATAAAGGAACATGAACGTGTACTAAATCACACGAACGAGATAAGGAGGAGGACATGATCACAGTTAAAGAAGCAAAGCAGAAAGCCTTCGACAGGTGTAACCTGCAGAACTGCTACGAGGGCGACATTGACATCTACAAAGAAATGTACAGATACAAGGCGCTCCGGGATCTTCCGGACGGCGAATTCGATGCTGTATACGACGAACTGGCGGGGCAGCTGGGCTTCTGCAGATGAGGAGGGAAGAACGTGAAGAAATACGATACGATCCGGTGCAAGGACCGGGACGATGTAAGGCAGGTACTGCGGGATCTCAGCACGGCAGGCTTCCACGCTGTCGCCGATGGAAATGATGGGCTCACCATCACGATCACAGGGGTCCCGGAGACGGAGTACCTGCTGCAGGCCTGGAGCCAGGAAGGAACGCAGCACTGCTACTGCGCGACCCTGGAGGAAGCGAAGGAAGCCGCACAGGCCATGCTTGAATCCGGATACGAGTACGCGGAGATCTGCGAAGGCTATCCGGGCGAGTGGGTGCAGCTGCTGCACCTGCCGGAGGTAAAGCGATGAGAAGAGAACAAATTGAGAAGCACATCCAGAAGCAGCAGGAGGTCAGCGACCGGAAGTATATGGCGTACCAGGAGACAGGCAACCCGCGCTACCTGCGGGAGCATGAACGGGCGGAGGACCTGATCCAGATCGCGAGCCAGGCCCTGAGCGCGGCAGACGACCACACGGCCCTGGGAGCGCTCCGGGCGGAGTTCGGCACGATATGTGCGAAGGCCGCAATGCTCATGCACCAGCCGGGAGAACCGAGGCCGCTGCTGCGGGAGATCATCGCGGTCGGCAAGAGCTACGGCTTCCGGGATCCATGGGAGGGCTATGATGGGAAAGAAGGGTGACCTGCTGCGGGCACAGAAGGCGCAGCGCGCGACATATACCTTCACGGCCGCCCAGCTGGAGGAGCACGACCGGCAGATCCGCCAGGCCGTGCTGGAGAGGAAGAAGGAGGAGCTGCGGACCTATGCCCGCAGCGTCCTCGACCAGGACTTCGCAGAGCGGCAGAAGCTGCTGGAGGGAAGCGCGACGGATGTCACGGCGACGGTCTTCTCGATGCTGATCTCGATCAGCTGCCGGGTCCTGGTGGAGCGCTTCGGCTGGAAGGCGATATGGAAGCATACGAGCGGGCGGAACCGGCTGGTCCGCTTCGTGAACGCGGTCCAGGAGGAGGCAGAGCGGCTGATCAACGACGAGCTGCTGGATATACGTAAGTATGCCGCGGAGACCTACGAGATCACCGGCGTGAGATTTGAGGCAGGAGAAGATGATGATTAAGACGATCTATGTATGCGACCGCTGCGGGAGCGATATTGGCCAGGGCGAGGAGGCAGCGGTCCTCGGCCATGACCTCTGCCCGGACTGTATGGAGGATCTGGGCCAGATGATCGACGACTGGATGAAGACCAGAAAGAAGATCGACTGGGGGAAAGCGCAGGCCCTGAGAGACGCAGGCTGGTCCCTAGAGCAGATCGGGGCAGAAATCGGCGCCACGAAGACAACGGTCTGCAGACACACGAAGCCGCCGAAGAAGCGGAAGAAGTACGATCTTGAATGGCGAGAGCAGGAGCCGGACCTTATAAAGTCTCCGGACCTGATCTGATAAACAAAAAGGAAGGAGGAGCACATGACAGAAGACAGAAAGCTGGATCCGATCATCATCGGCCGGAGGCTGCGGGAGCTGCGCGGAGTATTCAGGACGCAGCAGGACGTGGCGGACGCGACCGGGATCCCGCGGACGACGATCTGCGCGTATGAAGTAGGGCGGATGCTGCCGACGCCGCAGGCGATGGTCGCGCTGGCCGATTACTTCGGCAAGCCGGTGCAGGATATTTTTTTTACCTGAAAAGTACATGAACGTAAACAAAGGAGCACGAAATGGAACAGATAGACCTCACCGATCTGGCGCTCGCGGCGCTGGAAGCTATCAGAAAACAACAAGGAGGACAGAAGAATGAAAAAGAAGTTTGACGCAATCATGTACGTAGGCCTGGCCGTGATCATCGTGGAGGTGATGGCACTGGCCGGGATCCACATCACCAGCAGGGCGGCCGCCAGGATGGAGGACGCCATCGAGATCACGGAGGCCCCGCCGATCGAGGTGTCAGAAAAAACCGACACGAAGGAGCCGATCTATAAGGCGATCACGGTCAGCGAGGACGACGCGGTCCTGCTGGAGCAGATCATCTGGGCAGAGGCAAATAACCAAAATTTCAAAGGCCAGAAGGCCTGCCTGGAGGTCATCTTCAACCGGGTGCTGAGCGATGAATGGCCGGACACCATCTACGACGTCCTGAGCCAGAGGGGACAGTTCGCCACCTGGAAGAGCCGCGGAAAAGCGAAGCCGACAGAGGTCCAGAGCGACGTGATCAGCGAGGTGCTCAGGGAGACGGAGACCGTCCTGCCGGACACCAGCTACGTATATTTTGACACGAAAGGCGTCAACGGCCGGGATCATGTGAAGATCCAGGACCACGTCTTCGGAAGATAAAAAGGAGGAATAAAGAAATGAAGATCACCGTAACTTTTGACAGTCTGGAAGAGTTTGCCGCAAACATCCGTATGAACGAGGGCTTCGAGTCTGACCCGGAGACCAACCGTTTCGAGGAAGCGAAGGCAGCCACGAGGGCCCTGGCGTCACAGGAAGCCCCGGAAGGATTTAAACCGGAGGAGAACCCGCCCTTCGAGGAAAAGGCGAAGGAAGAGCCCGCGCAGGCCGTCACGGAAGATTTCAGGATCGGGGTCCGGAAGACGCTCGCAGGCCTGAACAAAAAGGCCGGCAAGAACATGGCCCGCGACCTGATCGAGGACCTGGGCGTCGACACCGGCAAGCTGTCCGACGTCGCCCTGGAGGATCTGCCGAAACTCATGGAAGCAGCGAAGGAGGCCCTCAATGCCATCTAATCACGCAAGGCTGAGCCCGTCTGCAGCGGTCCGCTGGATCAACTGCCCAGGCTCGATCCGGCTGGCAGAGCAGTGCCCGCCAGAGGCCGGCAGCGAGTACGCGGAGGAAGGGACCGCAGCGCACGCCCTGGCAGAACTGAAGCTCCGGGCGGAGCTGGGTGAGATCACGACCAGGAAGTACGCCGCTGAGCTCAAAAAAGCCCGCGCGGGGCAGTACTACTGCGGGGAGATGGATGAGGCCACGGACTACTACAAAGACGCCGTCCTGGAGCGCCTGGCAGCGTCAGGAGCCGATGCGGAGCTCATGGTCGAGCAGCACTTCAGCCTCGATGCCTGGGTGCCGGAAGGCTTCGGAACGTCCGATGCTGTATTAGTAAGTGACAGCACCATCGAGGTGATCGACCTGAAGTACGGCAAGGGCGTCCGCGTGGACGCTGCAGGCAACCCACAGCTTCGGCTGTATGGTCTGGGTGCCGCCTCGCTTTTCTGGGATGTCTACGACTTCCACACGGTCCGGATGACGATCATCCAGCCGCGCCTGGACCACGTCAGCACGGAGGAGCTGCCGATGCAGGAGCTATTCAACTGGGCGGAGACGGTGGTCAAGCCGGCAGCCCTGGAGGCATCCGGAGACGATGGCCACACGGCCTGCGGCGACTGGTGCCGCTGGTGCCCGGCGAAGGCGGTCTGCAGGACCAGGGCACAGAAGCAGCTGGAGCTCGCGGCCTACGACTTCCGGGATCCGGACCTGCTGAGCGCTGACGAGATCGCGGAGATCCTCCCACGGATCGAGGAGCTCACGAGGTGGGCGTCGGATGTCCAGGACTACGCGCTGCAGCAGGCAGTGGCCGGCGAGCACTATGACGGCTGGAAGCTGGTGGAGGGCCGCAGCGTCCGGAAGTATGCGGACGACCTGAAGGTCGCGGAGGCCCTGCAGGCTGCGGGCTACGCGGAGGCGGCCCTCTACGAGCGGAAGCTCTACGGCATCACGGCGATGGAGAAGATCGTCGGAAAGAAGAAGCTGACGGAGATCCTCGGGGACCTGATCATCAAGCCCGCCGGCAAGCCGGTCCTGGTTCCGGAAAGCGACAAGCGGGAGGCAATCAACACAGCAGCGGCAGCAGCCGCAGATTTCAAAATTTAATATTTGCCACGCTGGTTTTCAGAGGAAAACCTGCCATAATCACCAAAAATCTCACAGGAGGCATGATATGAGTACAAAAGTAGTAACAGGAAAAGTCAGATTCAGCTACGCACACATTTTCCAGCCATGGGCCGGACAGGAGGGGCAGGAGCAGAAGTACAGCGTCTGCCTGCTGATCCCGAAGAAGGACAAGAAGACCCTGGCAAAGATCGCCGAAGCGATCGACGAGGCGGCCCAGGATGGCGTCCACTCAAAATGGGGCGGGAAGATGCCGAAGAACCTGCACCTGCCGATCCGTGATGGAGACGAAGAGCGCGAGGGCGCTGAGTATGAGGGCATGATGTTTTTAAACGCGAACAGCAAGCAGCGCCCCTGCGTGGTCGATAAGGATCTGAACGAGATCCTGGACCCGGAGGAAGTATACAGCGGCTGCTGGGGCCGTGCGAGCATCAACTTTTTCCCGTACGACAGCAACGGGAACCGCGGCATCGGCGTCGGCCTGAATAACATCCAGAAGCTCTCCGATGATGAGCGCCTGGGAAGCAGCCGTGCGTCTGCCGAGGACGACTTCGGCGACGGCTTTGAGGACGACTTCGGCGACGGCTTTGAGGACGATGAGGAGGACTTTTGATGGCATGGATCATACTGACGCCTAAAGACGGTCCTGAAGCCATCTTTAATACGCGAAATATCGCCTACATCGCCGCGCCGCCGGAGGCGGAAGCAGAGCGCGGCGTCGGTGCCGGCATCGCGCTGATTGACAACACGCGGGACGTGATCCCGGTCGAGGAAGACTGGAAGAAGATCGCGAGCGCCATAAACCGCAGAGAACTGCTGGAATCATGAAGACGCTCAGCATCGACATAGAGACATACAGCGGGGCCGATCTGGCTGAGGTGGGCGTCTACAAGTACACGGAGGACCCGGACTTCGCGGTCCTCCTGATCGGCTACAGCTTTGATGGCGGACCCGTTGACGTAATCGACATGACAAGCATCGAAACGGAGTCTCCGGAGGAGGGACATCTTCTGGAAGTCATAGATGCCCTGAAAGATCCGGCTTGCCTCAAGACAGCCTGGAACGCCAACTTCGAGCGGACCTGCCTCGCGAAGGCTTTCGGCTGTCCAATGCCTCCGGAGCAGTGGAGCGATACCATGATCCTCGCGATGGAGATGGGCCTGCCCGGATCCCTGGCAGCTGCAGGCGTCGCCCTGGGCCTCCCGGAGAATAAGCTGAAGGATCCGGTCGGCAAGAGTCTGATCCAGTTCTTCTCTAAGCCCTGCAGGCCTACAAAGGCCAACAGCGGAAGGACCAGGAACCTGCCACAGCACGACCCGGACAAGTGGGCGCTATATCAAAGCTATAACAGGCAGGACGTCGTCACGGAGATGGCGATCCGCTCGAAACTGCTGCCGCTCTGCGAGAGTGAGCAGCGGCTCTGGTGCCTGGACCAGCACATGAACGACCACGGCGTCCGGATCGACCTGCCGATGGTCCGCAAGATCGTGGACTTTGACGAACGGAACCGCGCGAAGCTGCAGGAGGAAGCGAAGAAGCTCACCGGCCTGCAGAACCCCAACAGCTTGCAGCAGCTCAAGGGCTGGCTGACCTCCCAGGGCGCCCCGGTGGAGCAGCTCCGGAAGGATGACCTCGACCGGCTGCTCTCCGGAGATCTGCCGGACAATGTCCGGCGGGTCCTCACGATCCGGAAGGCCCTCGGGAAGACGTCGGTCAAAAAGTACGGTGCCATGCTCGAGGCCACCTGCGAAGACAGCCGCCTCCGCGGGGTCCTGCAGTTCTACGGGGCCAACCGTTCCGGCAGATGGGCCGGGCGCCTGGTGCAGGTCCACAACCTGGCGAAGAATTTCCTGCCGGATCTGGACCTGGCGCGCGAGCTGGCAGCAGAGGGCGACTTCGAGACCATGGAGACGCTTTTCGGGGAGACGTCCTTCGTCTTTTCCGAACTGGTCCGGACGGCTTTCATCCCGTCGGAGGGCTGCCGCTTCGTTGTCTCCGACTTCTCGGCCATCGAGGCCCGCGTGGTCGCGTGGCTGGCTGGTGAGGAGTGGGTCCTGGAAGCCTTCCGACAGGGGAAGGATATCTACTGCGAGACGGCCTCGATGATGTACCACGTGCCGGTCGTAAAGCACGGCGAGAACGGCCACCTGCGGCAGAAAGGCAAGGTCGCTGTGCTGGCCTGTGGCTACCAGGGCGGCGTCGGAGCGATGCGCGCCATGGATAAGGACGGAACGATCCCGGACGAGGAGCTGCAGTCGGTCGTCGACCAATGGCGCCAGGCGAACCCGAAGATCGTGAAGCTCTGGAAGATCTACGAGCGGGCGGCCAGGATCGCGATCGAGGACCG